ACAGAGCAATGATGAAGCTGTGACTACAGATGGCAGAATGGCTATTACATTTCTAGATGATAGCACCGTAAGACTTACAGAGCATTCACAGTTATATATAGATGAATATATTTACGACCCGGACCCCACAAAATCTAAGATGGCTCTTACATTTGGTTTGGGAACAGCTAGATTTATAACTGGCAACCTCAATCGTATATCTAAACAGAATATAAAGTTGCGAACACCCACTGCTAATATTGCTATACGAGGTACTGACTTTACTGCAACAGTAGACGAATTAGGACGCAGCCTAATTATTTTATTGCCAGACAAGTTTGGTTTATCAAGTGGCGAAATAGAGGTTGTTACAGGTATGGGAAGTGTTTTACTAAACAAACCATTTCAAGCCACCACAGTATCTGTATTTGAATCAGCCCCTAGTAGTCCTGTAATACTGGATTTGTCACTAGATATGATAGATAATATGTTAATTGTTTCCCCTCCTAGAGAAGAGGTAGAGATAACAGAAGAGCGAGTAACACAAACTGCAAACATATTAGATTTTAACGGACTTGATATAGATTATTTAGCCGAAGATTATTTGGCAGAAGATGAATTAGAATTTACAGAGTTAGATATAAACTATTTAGATGTTAATTTTTTAGAAGACGTGCTGAATGTTTTAGATGCACTAGCTGTTGAGGAACAAGAGGACTCTTTAGTTGATTCGGGTACAACTAAGTTGGTCGGCACTTCTTTTGGACAAGATAAAGATACGCAAATAGTTAGTTTGATAACTGGGGAAACATTAACTATGCAAAGAAATGTCAGCAATTTTGCCAAAGTTGATATTCCAAAGTCAGGCAGCTATACTATAATTTTTGTACAGGACGGTATCAATAGAACAGTCACAGTAAATGGAGGCAGCAGCAGTACAATAGTAGTTAATCAGGGAAGCTGATGAAAAAGTACATTATTCTTATATTGGCAGTGTTAAGTATTCCTATGATAATGCAAAGCACCCCGACTGAGGTGTTGAAGCTAAGAACATTTGATGCCTTAGTCTATACGCCTCCTGCTAGTAACAACTTTACAATATTAAATATTACGGAAGACGATGTAGAAAATGAGGGTGGTTATCCTTTTCCTCGTAATAGGCTTGCTGAAATACATAAGACCATACTAGAGAACGGTGCGATAGGCGTTGGATGGGTTATGTCCTTCCCACAAGAAGATAGATTTGGTGGCGATATAGAGTTTGCACAACAATTAATAACCTCACCAAGTGTGATAGCGATGTTTGAAAACGGTAAGGGGATATACCCTGCACCGACAGGAACAGTTGTGAAGGGCGATGATATTGGCGGTGTGTTTACTACCGGTGTAAAATCTAACATAGAAGTCCTAGCTTCAAGCAGTCTACAAGGGATTGCGGTAGCCCCTACTGAGGTTGATAACCTAGTAAGAAGAATACCGCTACTACTCAGAACTCCAAACGGATGGGTGGCATCATTTGGTACGCAAGTTCTAAAAGCAATAACTGGAGCTAGAAGCTACATAATAACTACAAATGAAAATGGCATACAAGAAATTGCAGTGCGAGGATTGCCACCTGTCAAGACCGATAGCTTTGGGCGTAAATGGATTAGTTGGGTAAAGACCAGTGAAACCACACTTGCTGAAATGGATGTCAAAGACAAGTATGTGTTCATAGGTGTAACTGCGAACGGGGTCATGCCTCAAATTGCAACGCCCGTTGGTTTAGTAGAACCTCATTATATACAAGCTGCTTTAGCTGAATCTATGCTCGTTCCTAATAGTCCTTACATACCAGATTATGCACTGGCGGCAGAGTTAGGTATATTTATAGCTACAGTCTCTCTCACATGGCTACTACTGCATGTGTTCGGCATTACATGGGGACTTATGTCAGCAGGGGCGATTATGTTTCTGACAGCCTTCCTAGGGGTTTATCTTGTACAGCAGGGTATTCTTATAGATGTAACTTGGACAATGGTCAGTCAGTTTATTGCAGCGACAATAGCTTTTTATCTGAGATTTAGGCAGCAGTTCAAATTAAGACAACAAATTAAAAAACAGTTTGAGCATTATCTAGACCCCAGACAGGTCAAGCAATTACAAGAAAACCCCGAATTGTTGGTTCTTGGTGGGGAGAAAAGATATGCAACTTTTTTATTTACGGATGTCCGAGGTTTTACAAATATGTCTGAAACATTGCCACCTGAGCAGGTTACTTACATAATGAATAAAGCCTTGACAGCGCAACAGACCGCAGTACAAAAGAATGGCGGCATGGTTGATAAGTACATTGGTGATGCTATGATGGCTATTTTTAACGCACCACTAGACCAAGACGAACATGAGACGAGAGCGGTACAAACAGCGTTGGATATACAGGAAAACATGGAAGTGTTAAACAAAGAGTTTGTTGTAGAAGGGCTGCCAGAGATTGCTATTGGTATAGGAATACACAGTGGAGATGCTGTTATTGGCAACATGGGTAGCGCAACGAGGTTTGATTACACAGCGATAGGCGATGCTGTAAATACTGCTGCACGGCTTGAATCTGCCACCAAAGAGTATAAGGTTAACCTACTTATAGGCAGCACTACCGCAAAAAACACAAATTGCAGATTAAAGTATGTGAATGAAATATCCGTCAAGGGTAAAGATAAAGGAATAAAAGTGTACACACAGGATACTGAAGCAGTCAATAACCCGTTACAATAAAGGAATACTAAATGGCAATAAGAACAGCAGGAATGATTTCTCCTAAAGACAGAACAAAGAAATACAACTCCGTAAAAACCGCACCTACTTCTGCTTTACGGGCTATGTTAGTAACTAATAGTGGTCTTTCAGAAACAATGAAAAGAAGAGTACGTGCAGAAATATCTAGCCGTGGTGAATCCGCACCTGCTCCTAAACCTATGAAAGCAAACAAAGGTGGTAATGTTAAGAAGAAAAGTAAAGATGACGTAACTGTTATCTCTATTGGTATCGGAACTATGCCTAAGAGCAAAGTAGATAAAATGAAAAAGGGTATGAAGCCCGGCGGTAAAGCCAATGGCAAAGAACACATGTACGCTGCGGGTGGTTCTGTAACAGATAAGCTACCAAACAAGGGTTTAAAGAACTTAGCTAAATCTACTGAAGGAAAAGAAGCTGTTCGTAAAATGGGCTTTGACGTTTAGCTGTGCATCCTATTGAGCAAGATATACGTAAGTGGTCCCATGAGTTTCTTGAAATACCACAGGCAAAATTAAATGGTTTGGCTCCTTGTCCTTATGCAAAGCAGGCATGGTTAGAAAATAAAATAGCATTTAGTATTGATACAGGATTTGATGGACTAGTTAAAGAAGTTAATCAATTTGATTCTCATAAGTATGAAATGGTAATATGGGCTAGTACGGAATTACCTGACGTAGAATACTTAGATGGATTTTGTGATGGTATGAATGAGGCACTAGCTACGGCTAACATAGATAGACACTTAATGGTGTTTCATCCAGAGTATGATGCAGAAGAAGCCGGGTTAGAATTTTTAGTAGACGATGGTGTGTCAGATATAAATTTAGAATACTGTATGGTGTTTGTACAGAAGTTGTCGTTACTTGATGATGCTTCATTGAGTTTAGAAAAGTCAGGATATTACAAACACTTTCCTGATGATGTTTATAATAGTTTAGTTACAGAGAGAAGGAAGTTACGTAATGAAAAAAAGAATTAAAAAAGTTATAGCGGGACTAAAGAAAGCGTCTAAGCTTCATGCAGGTCAAGCTACAACATTAAAGACTGTGTTAGAAAAAAAGAAGATGCGTGGAGGCGGAATGGTCAAGGCTGCTAAAAAGAAGATGCGTGGAGGCGGCATGGTTAAAGCTGCTAAGAAAAAATTGCGTGGGGGCGGTATGGTTAAAGCTGCCAAAAAGAAAATGCGTGGAGGGGGAATGGTCAAAGCCGCTAAGAAGAAAATGCGTGGAGGCGGCATGGTTAATACTAAGCAGCTAAAAGATATGACAATACTAGAAATAATACAGGCAGGTGCTTTGGGAAAGTTAAAGAATTCTAAAACTGGTAACTCTACTTATCCTGAATCTAAAGCTTCTGAGAAAACAGTACAGAAAAGAAAACCTAAAGCTGCTAAGAAGAAAATGCGTGGGGGTGGAATGGTCAAAGCTGCTAAGAAGAAGATGATGCGTGGTGGCGTAGCCAAGAAAACGATGCGTGGCGGTGGAATGGTTAAGGCTGCTAAAAAGAAAATGATGCGTGGCGGAATGGCTAAGAAAAAAAGGTAGTGCCGTATGTTGATAATTCAGAAATACATGGACATGGTGTCTTTGCGGATAAAGACTATTCGGCGGGAGATACGATTGAGGTATGCCCTTATCTTGTCACAGATGACGAAGACATGGGGAAAAATTCGGTCTTACATGACTACATGTTTGAGTCACCTAACCACGACAGTAAGGAATATCTTATCCCGCTTGGCTATGCTATGGTCTATAATCACAGGGAAAGTCCGAACGCAGAGTGGGAAATTAAAGAAACGGATTATCGCTTTGTTCGCTTCTTTGCCTTGGACAAAATAAAACAGGGCGAAGAAATATTCCACGATTACGGAATAGGGTATTGGAAAGACAGGTAAAACAATGGCAACTACAGCTAAGCGTAAGAAACCTACCAAAAAGAAATCTACAGTTAACGCAGCGGGTAACTACACTAAGCCTACTATGCGTAAAAATTTGTTTAATAGAATAAAGGCTGGGACTAGTGGAGGTAAAGCAGGACAGTGGTCTGCACGTAAGGCTCAGATGCTTGCTAAGCAATACAAAGCTAAGGGCGGGGGTTATAAGTAATGCCCCTTTCAAAATCTCAGAAGTCTTTAAACAAATGGTCAAACGAAGACTGGCGTACTAAATCTGGTAAGCCATCAACACAAGGCAAGACAGCTACGGGTGAACGCTATTTACCTGCTAAAGCTATAAAGTCCTTGACAAGTGCTGAATATTCTGCTACAACTAAGGCTAAGCGTAAAGGCACTGCCCAAGGAAAACAGTTTGTTAAGCAACCAACAAGTATAGCTAAGAAGACAGCAAAATTTAGACGGGGTGTATAATGATAAACATGTTAATTGGACCTATTGCTAATTTAGCAGGTACGTGGTTTAAGGGTAAGGCAGAACAACGAGCAGCTGAAACCAAAGTTAAAATTGCTAGAGCAGAAGCCGAAGCAACGATTATGGTGTCTCGTGCTACTAGTGAAGCTGATTGGGAAAAGGTTATGGCCCACGGCTCACAAGATAGTTGGAAAGATGAGTGGCTAACTGTTTTATTTTCTATTCCTCTTATTTTAGTGTTTACAGGTTCATGGGGTAGAGAAATTGTTGCAAGTGGTTTTTTGGCACTTCAGACAATGCCAGAGTGGTATCAGTATACTCTTGGTGTTATTGTCGCTGCTAGTTTTGGTGTCCGTAGTGCTACAAAATTCTTTGGTAAATAATGACCCAAGTCTTGATAAAAAAGTAGCTAGGTTTCGCACTGACTATTTTGCATCACCATTAATTAATCAAGGAAATACAATATGGCTTTTAGTTTAAGCTCAAGAAGTTTACAGAAACTCGAAGGAGTTAATCAAGATTTAGTTGAAGTAGTTAAAGAAGCTATTAAATTAACTAAAGTAGATTTTGGTGTTACCTACGGATTACGTACAATAGAAGAACAAGAGCGTTTAGTAAAAGAAGGACGTTCACAAACAATGAAATCAAAACACCTTACCGGAAATGCAGTAGACCTTGTAGCTTACTTTGGCTCTAGCATTTCTTGGGAACTAAATGTTTATGATGATATTTGTGATGCAATGGCAGAAGCTGCTAGGAATAAAGGTGTGGCTATAAAGTGGGGAGCCGCATGGAGTGAAGGCGACATTAGAAAATATTCAGGCACTGCAGAAACTGCAATGAATGCGTATATTGACCTTCGCCGTTCACAAGAACGTAGACCTTTTATTGATGCCCCACATTTTGAGATGATATAATGGCAAGACAACTAAGTGAAAAACAAGAGAAATTACTTTCAGTTCTTTTTGACGAAGCAGGTGGAGACATTATAACAGCAAAGAAACTTGCAGGTTATTCAGATGCTACAAGTACTTCTGATATTGTCAAAGGTATTAAAGATGAGTTAATGGAAGCTACACAATTATACATGGCTCGTAACGCACCTAAAGCTGCAATGGCTATGGTAGGCGGTTTATTTGAACCAACTCAATTAGGTATACGGGATAAACTCTCTGCTGCAAAAGAATTGTTAGACCGTACAGGACTTGTAAAGACAGACAAGGTACAGGTAGAAGCATCAGGCGGAGTTATGCTTATGCCGCCTAAAGCTTTCGTGGAAACCGATGAGTAAGAGTATAGGTAAGTGGAATCTGCCACAACCAACAGATATTAAAGAAGAAAACGAATGGGTGCAAATCCCCCGCATTGCACGTACTGTACCATTTGGCTATAAAGTTAATGAAGAAGACTCTCGAATTCTAGACCCCATCCCTACAGAACTTGACTTGCTTGAAAAGGCAAGGGATTATATAAATCAGTATTCTTACCGTGAAGTATCTAATTGGATAAGCACCAATACAGATAGATATATTTCACATGTAGGATTAAGGAAACGGTTACAGAATGAAAGACAGCGTAAGAACAAAGCTAAAAGCCTCCGCCAGTGGGCAAAGTATGCGGAAGCGGCAATCACCAAAGCGCAAGTCCTTGAAGAAAAAAGAACGGGTGCAAAAGAAACAACTGCCTAAAGTCGTAATTGCAGAGATTGAATATGAAACTGCAGATATCGAAGCGACAGCAAATATATTATTTAAACCAAACCCCGGACCACAGACAGCCTTTCTAGCGGCAAGTGAACGAGAAGTTCTATACGGTGGAAGTGCTGGCGGTGGTAAAAGTTATGCGATGCTGGCTGACCCCTTGCGTTACATGGGCCATCCACAATTTAGTGGATTACTTCTTCGGCATACAACAGAGGAACTTCGTGAACTTATCTTCAAGTCACAAGAGTTGTATCCGAAGATATGGCCCGGTATCAAGTGGTCAGAGCGAAAGATGCAGTGGACTGCGCCTTCTGGGG